ATGTATGAAAGATTATATCTTAATACTTTTTATTCTGGGTTATATTATATTGATGTAAATGAAGACTTAGTTTTAACCGCCTCAGATATTGAAACTAATAATGTTGTACAGTCATTACCAACAGGTAATTTAAAAGATGTTATTACAAATACATTACCAACAACAACACTTTATAATTACTTAAAAACAACTGCTGGTGAAAATCAAGCGGGACCACTATGGCAAACATTTATATCTCAGAACTTTGTAACACCATATATTCAAGACCAAGTTAATAATAGTTGGAAACTTTTAAGTCCGAGAGACTTCAATGTTTCAACAACTAACCCATTAAAAATTAAGAGTTTGGATAACATTAGAAGTGTTATAAGCGCTAATACAACTAACGCAACCACAATCTTTGATACATATCCGTTTATCTTTGATGATTTTGCTAAAAAAATGCAAGGTACACCTAATAAAGATAATAGATATACCACAATTAATAGTTATGGTTTTAATGATAAAAAATTAGTTATTGATAATTTTTCGGGCCCAAATATTACACCATTAACTCGAAACCAAACTAGTACTGCGGGTTATTCAGACACACAAACAACAAACCAACTTATTATTAATTTTTATGAAGATAGGTATGGAAACAAATTAAAAAAATTCTATACTGAGGGTAATTTAACATACACAACTGATAATAATTTAACAATTACACAAACTACAAGTTTATTAAACACACCTTATTTTATAAACGCAATTGTTGAGTCAAGTAGCTCAACGGGTGATAACAAATACACTAAATTGGGTTATCTTTTATTAAACTCATTGCCATTATCAACATTGCATGAAAAATATATTGATAGTACTAATGGTGTTTCAACTGAATACATATTTGCTAATTTAAATAAGTTTTCAGCAATTCATGAATTACCTTATGCTTGGATTCTTAAATTAGGTTCAATATGGTATAGATATAAAAATTATATTGAAACTAACACAGATATTCTAACATCAATATGGAAAGATTTTGATTACAAGAAAAATTATGACCCTATAACATCAAATCCATCTAAAACATATAACATTGTTTATGGTTCAGCAAACTCAGGTAAACGACCATTTACACTTTTAGGAACCAACACAATACAAAATGGTTTTTATCCGCAAGTAATTAATAGTTTTTATAAATTATTAACAAACAATAATTTATTTGATAATTACGATTTAGATAACAGCACAGTTTTATTTGGTAATGAGTTAGTTTTACAATACAACAATGAAAACGTTGGTAAAATAAAAGGACCAATATCTAGTTGGTATTCTTATTTAAACATTAACGCTGATTACACACCATACTTTGGTCCGCAATACGACGGATTTAAATGTTTGTTTCCATCTTCTGGTGTACAACCATTCCAACAATCATATTATGAATTAAGAGATGAAGGTAACACATCAGATGTTAGTATAAGTGAATTAAGTTCTTCAAATCAAATGTATAATGGTAGTGTTAAAACTTTTTGGAACGCACCAACTTATGGATGGTTTGATAATTCCAAAGTTACAATGCCAACACCATTTGAATACATGAAATATGTAAGAACTGGTACAACTGAAAACCAACCTGACTTTGACATTTCAAGTGTATATTCATCAATTGAAGATTTATTTGGTGTGTTTACTAAAGACCAATTAGATTCATTTGAAACCGAATTTAAAGAATTCTGTAAAATAGATGGACAATCTAAAATATTTTCACCTGAAGGTGATGATACAACATATGCAAATATTATTAATTTATTTAAGAAAATGTTCTTAATTAAACCTGATGCTGGTTTAGATAATATTTCTTTGGCTAAAACACAAGCCGCAAACATTAATGACGTGTTAAGTAAATTTGTTAATATACAAGTTTATTTAAAAAATGGAAATCCAAAAAAATATGACAGACAACAATTTGGTAATTTTTCAAATAATCCACAATTCAAACCGGCTCAGAACTTTAGTTATGGTGGACAATACGTAACATTTTATCCCAATGACCCAAATCCATTACCAAGTGTTGGTGGTAAAACAGTTTCCGATTCTAAATCTCAATATCCTGATGTATGGAAAACTCTACAAGAATATGTTGGATTTTCAACAATAGAAGGTATTGAATATACCCAAACGTCAACAGTATATGACTTTTTTAGAGATAATCAAATACCATTCACAAGTGAAAATATAAAAGGATTATATCCGTTAATAAGAATATATGCAACACAAAAGAAACTTGATTCAACCTATAGTTCAACAAGATTTGCTAGTGACATATCAAATATTTTAACCAAGGCTGAAACAAAACGTAATAGTATTGAACAACAATTTAGAGGTAAATTACCGTCATCTTTATTGGGTCAAAGACAAGAGACAACTCAAAATGTTGATTCTAAATTAGATGGTGACATTATTAAATTAGAACAATGGGAACTATTTAAAGCTGTTAATGATAAATGGGTTGCGGGTAGAGATACAAAAAGTAGATTGATATTTGACGAATTTTTATTTTTTGATAAGGCTAATCGTGATATAGGTGATGAGTTAATTATTAATACTGACTCAATTAGAAAGTATTGTAACTGGGACAACTCATCAAATTCAGTAATGTCATTAATTAGACAAATAGTTTCTGATAATAGAATGAACTTCTTTGTAATGCCTGCGTACATTAATTTTTATGGTAAATCATCATTAAGAACTACCGATAGAAATGTATCAATTTTGAATAATGCTAATGATGTTTTCAGTACATATACATATGTTGATTATATTGACTCGGCACCTAAATTTTTATGTCAATATATTGACAGACCGTCACAAACATTGTCTTTAGAGTCTGACCCTAATTACCCATTTAAGAGTGATTCTTTTGATTTGGGTAATCCAACTAACAATCCAATTGTTGAAAAAAGTTCACCAAACCAACATAATAGTAATAAAGCAGTTGGTTTTGTTGTTGACTTTGGTACAATAAACCAAAGTATCTTTAAATCTGTTGACATTAACCAAGAACAAGGTGTTACATCATCCGAACAAATTCAAACAACAATTGATATGGGTAACCAAGGCTCAGGTAAAAAAACAATGCAACAAACAACATCGTTATATGATTTTTATAAAAACCGTTCATATACTAGTACAGTAAAAACTTTGGGTAATGTAATGATTCAACCAACAATGTACTTTGTATTGAGACACATGCCAATGTTTAACGGTACATATATCATTCGAAATGTTAAACATACAATAAGTCCGGGAAGCTTCAACACTGAGTTTAATGGACAAAGAGTTTCTGCAAATATTAATACAAAAGTATCTGAAGATTTAGCGAGTGTTAATGAAGACTTTTCAAAAAAATTATCTGACAAAATCAAACAATTTGTCGATAGTAATACTTTAGTTTCGTTTGATAGTAATTCAAGACAATATCTGACAGGTGACCAATCAAAAAATTATGTATTATCAGGTAGAACTCCTTATCAAGGATTTATTAGTCAAACTACTGACATATCAACACAAGAATGTCTTGAAAATGTAAATCCAGTTTATGGTGTTGTTACTAATAGTGATTTAATAACAAGTTCAATAACTGTTAATAATCTTGTTAGTTTAATTAATAACTCAACTACTGATAGTAAATTAAAAACATATATGTTCTGTATGTTATATATGATGGGTAACAATACAGAAATAACATCAAGATTAAAATACAAACAAAATAATTTATATGGTGTTATTATTGATGTGGCGTTTCCTGGTGGATTAAAGAGTTTAATAACAAAGTATAGATGTTTGAAAACGGGTGAAAATCTTACAAGACCATTTGCTACATTCAATACAATTGAAGACAATGTTAATTTTGTTAGAGATTTTTATTCTCAAAAAATGGGTAGTTATTTTACTGACGGACTTTTAGAAGAACAAACTGTGAATAAAATAATTGAATTATTCTATAATACTTGGTATACTTCAGGGGCTTTAAATAAAACTTACAATCAAGATTCAAATTATAACACTTGGTTGGGTAATGTAAGATGGGCATATAAACAAGCAAAAACATTAGGATTGTACTAAATCAAAAAATCGTTATATTTATTAAGAAAAATACTATGAGTAATTTAAAAAATTTATTAGATAACTACTTACAGAAAGATACTGTAATTGCCGAAAAAGATTTGGGTAATGGATATAAAGAAGTTTGTGATTTACAAACTGGTGACTGTTACACTGTAAGATTAAAAGACGGTTTAATTGAAAGAGTTGATAATACTATGAAATTAAACAGAACATTAAAAGTAGAAACACCACAAGGTGTAAAAACATTATTAAACGGTTAATCATGGAAAACAAAGTTTCAAAAACAATATTAGAGGAATTAAAAAGATACAATCAAATCAACAATTATATTGTTGAACAAGATGCGGCATTACCTCCACCACCTGAAGGTGATGAACCTGGTGCGGTTGAACCCCCACCACCGGCACCTAATGACACAACATTAGGTGGTGCAACTCCACCTGAAGGTGAAGCAGCACCCGACACTGCGTCCCCAATTGATATTGAAAACGACCCTGATGTTGAAGAAATTGAAACTGGTGATTCTGAAGGTGGTAAAAATGATACTAATGAAAGCGGTACTGAAGAGTTAGACATTACTGAATTAGTTACTTCACAAAAAGACATGCAGTCAAAACAAGAGGAGTATATGAATTCAATGATGTCAAAATTAAATGACTTAGAAACAAAGTTGGCTCAGATGGACTCTATTTTTGAAAAAATTAATTCAATTGAAGATAAGGTTGAAAAATATAGACCTAAAACTCCACAAGAAAAATTGGAATTAAGAAGTTTAGATTCAGGACCATTTAATCAAAAGTTGTCTCAATTTTTTGATGAAAAATTAGACGACATTGAGAAAACAGGTAAGAATGAATATGTTATAACTCCTGATGATGTTGAAAATTACGACAAGACAGGTATTAGAAAATCTTTTGACCAGGGTTTACAAAACTAATTTGATTTCTGAATAAATTGTATTATAATTATCTTACATTAAAAGATAAAAATACAATTATGATGACAGACAAAACATTTGATGCCGTTCTGGCGCAGTACGAACAAAACACAAAACCATTTGGTGACCAACCAATGATGTCACAAGAGGACAGAATGAAGCGTTATTTCGCAGCTATTCTTCCTAAAGGTGAAAACTCGGGACAAAGAAGAATTAGAATTCTCCCAACCACTGATGGTTCATCTCCTTTTAAGGAAGTATGGTTCCATGAAATCCAAGTTAATGGAGTTTACAATAAATTTTATGACCCTGATAAAAACGAAGGTGGACGTTCACCTTTGACTGAGGTTTATGAGGAACTTATGAAAACTGGTAAACAAACTGACAAAGATTTGGCAGCACAGTATAAAGCACGTAAATTCTACATCGTTAAGGTTATTGACCGTGACCACGAAGAAGATGGTGTTAAATTTTGGAGATTTAAACACAACTACAAACAAGACGGTATTTTAGATAAAATTATTCCAATTTGGAGAGCTAAAGGTAATTTGACTGACCCAAATGAAGGTCGTGACCTTATCATCCAATTGGTTAAATCAAAAACACCAAAAGGAAAAGAATATACATCAATTCAAACTGTGATGTACGATGACCCAAGCAAATTGTCAGAAGATGCTGAACAAATGGAAGCTTGGAAAAATGACCCAACAACATGGGCGGACGTTTATTCCAAAAAACCTGTTGAATACTTAGAGGCGATTGCTCGTGGTGAAGTTCCACGTTGGGATTCTGAGGCTAAGAAATATGTTTACGGTGATGAAGCTACTGAAGTATTTGGTGGTACACCTGTAGACCCACAGGCGGGAATGGAGGCTGACGAGGAATTACCGTTCTAAAAAACTTATGAGCATGGACACTTGCAAAGACATAGTGTCCGTGCTCTTTTTATTTAAACAAAATTATGGCAATTAAGAAAAACGATTTCAGTACAATAAAAAAGAAGTTTTCGACTTCTGCAAAATATAAACCACAAAGGTACCTTGATTTAGGTAAAGACTTTTTGGATGCGGTAGGACTACCAGGTCCTGCTATTGGACATTTAAATATGTTCTTGGGTCACTCAGATACAGGTAAAACAACTGCGGCTGTTAAAGCGGCTGTTGCGGCACAAAAGATGGGTGTTCTTCCTGTGTTTATTATTACCGAACAAAAGTGGAGTTTTGAACATGCAAGACTTATGGGTTTTGAATGTGAGGAAGTTGTTGACCAAGAAACAGGTGAAGCTGATTGGGACGGATTCTACATCTTTAATAACAACTTCAACTACATTGAAGAAATTACTGATTATATTAATTCACTATTGGATGCTCAATCTAAAGGTGAGTTAGATTATGATTTATGTTTTATTTGGGATTCAGTTGGTTCGGTTCCTTGTAAAATGACTTACGAAGGTAAAGGTGGTAAACAACACAACGCAGCGGTTCTTGCAGACAAAATTGGTATGGGTATTAACCAAAGAATTTCGGGTTCAAGAAAATCAGATTCAAAACACGAAAACACATTGATTATCATTAATCAGCCTTGGGTTGAACTTCCTGATAATCCATTTGGTCAACCAAAAATTAAGGCAAAAGGTGGTGAAGCAATTTGGTTAAACTCATCTTTAGTATTTTTATTTGGAAACCAAAAAGGTGCGGGTACAAATAAGATTACCGCAACAAAAGACAAACGTAGCGTTAAGTTTGCAATTCGTAGTAAAGTATCCGTATTGAAAAACCACATCAATGGTTTGGGATATGAGGATGGTAAAATTATTGTTACACCTCACGGATTCTTGGCGGGTAAAGATGCTACAGAAGAAAAGGCTTCGATTGAGTCGTACAAAAAAGAATACGCTGAGTATTGGAGTGAGATTATTGGAGTTGAAGGTGACTTTGATTTGAAAGAAGAAAAAGAAGACAGGGTAGTAGAATAAACATAAATTGAAGTGGTAAAAACATTATTAGTTGACGGAGACAACTTATTCAAGATTGGATTTCACGGTGTTAGAGATTTCTATCACGAAGGGAAACATATTGGTGGGATTTACCACTTCATTAATGTAATCCAAAGATTTCTATCTGATTACAATTACGATAAGATTATCGTATTTTGGGATGGTAATAATAATTCATCTCAAAGAAAAAAATTATATCCTCAGTATAAAGAAAATCGTAGACTTACGATGAATGAGGAAAAAAAAGAATCTTATTATTATCAGAAGACAAGGGTAAGACAATACTTAGAAGAAATGTTTGTCAGACAAATTTGTATTGACGACCATGAGTGTGATGATTTAGTTGCTTACTATTGTAATGTTAGTGATGAGAAAATTACCATATTATCATCAGACAAGGATTTAACACAACTTATAACACCAAAGGTACACATCTACTCACCAATAGCAAAAGAGTGGATTACAGACAAACACAAAGTGAAAATTGGTACCATCCAAGTTCCTGTTCAAAATGTTAAATTAGTTAAGATATTATTGGGTGATAAATCCGATAATATTGAAGGTATTTACAATTTTGGAGAAAAAAAACTTGTTAAATATTTTCCTGAGGTAGTTGATAATGTTGTTAATATTAGTCATATTTTAGACAAGTCAAAAGAAATACTCGAAAACGATGACAAACAAAAACCAGTTCAAAACTTATTATCAGGTAAAACCAAGTCAGGTACTGAAGGAATGGAATACTTCTCACTCAGAGAAAAAATTGTAAGTTTGTCAAATCCTATTATTACTGAAGATGCTAAGCATGAAGTCGAACTTTATTATTCGGAAAATTTGGACCCCGAAGGAAGGGGTTATAAAAACCTTATTCGTATGATGATTGAAGATGGAATGTTTAAATACCTACCACAACGAGACGACAACTGGGTTGAATTTATTCAACCAATATTAAAACTAACAAGAAAAGAAAAAAAACGATTTAAAAACAATTAATATGAAAGAAACACAAGATTTAACGAAAATGGAGTTTTTGATAAAACTCAACGACAACATTGTTGTTCAAAGATTTTTCAATGTTAAAGGGTACAACGAAACTGCTAAGTACAGTTTAGAACTTTATGATTTCATGAAGGAAATATCCGAATACATGGAAAGTTATTTGAAAGACAAAAGTTTGGACTACATGACAGAAAACGCTGAGTTGATTATGAACGACCCATCTGTCATGAATACGTCAAAAACTGATGGACCTGAATGGTTTTACATCTATGTAAAAATGGGTGAACAGACAATTTGTCATAGGGGGTTTGACGCAAAAGTATACCCACCAAAGGCTAGATACACCGTAGACATACGACCAGAGCTAAAAAACATTTTGAAGTCTCTAACTGACATTTTTTCAGGTGAAAATTTTTCTACACAATATATGAAATATCAACTCGCTTGATAGTATTTATCAACACAAGTCAAAACAAAATTACGTATGTCAAACGAGAAAAATTTCGGGTATTTAGGAAACACATTTCAAATTCAACTTATTAATCAACTTATTCTTAACAAGGACTTCGCTCGTGCGATTGTTGATGTGTTGGATTCTAAATACTTTGATAATCAATACTTTAAAATCATTGTACAAATGATTAAGGAGTATTATATCAAGTATGAGAGTGTTCCTACATTTGAAACTTTGGACCAATTGACTCGTTCTGAAATTAGTTCTGATTCAGCAAGAAAAATCGTTCTTGATACCTTAATCCAAATTCGTGATGTAAGTTTTGAAGGACACCAATTTGTAATTGAAAAAGCACTTAAATTCTGTAAACAACAAGAGTTACAGAAAGTAATGACAAAGGCTCAAAAAATTATTGATAAAGGTGATTTTGAAAGTTACGACCAATTAGAAGAGATGGTAAACAAGGCTCTTCAAGTTGGTGAAATTCAAGAAGGTGAACATGATGTATTTACCAATTTGGACCAAGTGTTAGATGAAGATTACAGACATCCAATACCAATGGGAATTCCCGGTATTGACAACTTACTTAAAGGTGGTTTGGCAAAAGGAGAGTTGGGTGTAATCCTAGCACCAACAGGTGTTGGTAAAACAACAGTACTAACAAAAATTTGTAATCACGCATTTAATTTAGGTTACAATGTTCTTCAAATATTCTTTGAAGACAATCCAAAAATTATCCAAAGAAAACACTTCACACTTTGGACAGGAATTGCTCCTGATGAATTATCATTTCACAAAGAAATTGTTATGGAAAAAGTAAAAGAAATTAGGGAAAATACTTCAAATAAGTTAATTTTGAAGAAATTCGCTTCTGATACTTTAACAATGAATCAAATCAAGAATCAAATTAGAAAAATGATTGCTGAAGGGACAAAAATTGATATGATATGTTTAGATTATATTGATTGTATTGTACCTGACAAAAACTTAGGGGATGAATGGAAAAGTGAAGGTTCCGTAATGAGGGGATTTGAAGCAATGTGTCATGAATTGGATGTAGCAGGATGGACTGCGACTCAAGGAAATAGAAGTTCAATATCATCAGATGTTGTTACTACAGACCAAATGGGAGGTTCAATTAAAAAGGCACAAGTAGGACACGTTATCATATCAGTTGCAAAGAGTTTACAACAAAAAGAAATGAAACTCGCAACAATAGCTATTACCAAATCGAGAATTGGACGTGATGGTATCGTGTTTGAAAATTGTAAATTCGACAACGAACTTATGGAAATTGATACTGAAAGTTCAGTAACATTCTTGGGACTTGAAGAACAAAAAGAAGAACGAAATAGAAACAGAGTCAACGAGTTATTGGCAAAAAGAAAACAACAACAAATTAATTAAAATTTTAAAGGAGAAAAATACAAAATGGACGCATCACAAAAGATATTGTCAGACCTCACGGTGTATATGAAATACGCTAAATTTATCCCTGAATTTAACAGAAGGGAAACGTGGGAAGAATTAGTAACAAGAAACATGAACATGCACATCAAAAAGTACCCACAATTGGCAGGTGAAATTGTGGACGTATACAAGTATGTTTATGATAAAAAAGTTTTACCATCTATGCGCTCAATGCAGTTTGGTGGTAAACCAATTGAAATTTCACCAAACAGAATTTACAACTGTGCTTATCTACCTATTGACCACTTGGACGCATTTGCTGAAAGTATGTTCCTTTTATTAGGTGGAACAGGAGTTGGATATTCTGTACAAAAACATCACGTAGAAAAACTACCTGAAATTAGAAAACCAAATCCAAATAGAACAAGAAGATTCTTAGTTGGAGATTCTATTGAAGGATGGGCAGACGCAGTTAAAGTATTGATGAAATCTTACTTTGGTGAAAATTTATCAACACCTGAATTTGATTTTTCAGATATCAGACCAAAAGGTGCACAACTTGTAACATCAGGTGGTAAAGCACCAGGACCTCAACCTTTGAAAGACTGTCTACATAAATTAAAAGGTATGCTAGACGCTAAAGAAGATGGGGATAAATTGTCACCAATCGAAGTTCATGATATGGTTTGTCACATTGCAGATGCAGTTCTTGCTGGTGGTATTCGTAGAGCTGCTTTGATTTCATTGTTTTCAGCTGATGACCACGAAATGATTTCTTGTAAGTCAGGCGCTTGGTGGGAACAAAACCCACAAAGAGGTAGAGCTAACAACTCAGCGGCTTTAGTTAGACACAAGATTACTAAAGAATTCTTTATGGATTTGTGGAAACGTGTTGAAGCATCAGGAGCTGGTGAACCCGGTATCTATTTCACAAACGACAAAGATTGGGGAACAAACCCTTGTTGTGAAATTGCATTAAGACCAAATCAATTCTGTAATTTGTGTGAGGTAAATGTTTCTGACATTGAATCACAAGAAGACTTGAACAACCGTGTAAAAGCAGCGGCATTTATCGGAACACTTCAAGCGGGTTACACAGATTTCCATTACTTGAGAGACGTATGGAAACGTACAACTGAAAAAGAAGCATTGATTGGAGTATCAATGACGGGTATTGGTTCAGGTGTGGTATTGGGTTATAACATGAAAGAAGCTGCTAAACTTGTTAAAGAAGAAAACGCAAGAGTTGCAGAAATGATTGGTATTAACAAATCAGCTCGTACAACAACTGTAAAACCTGCAGGAACAACATCATTGACTTTGGGAACATCATCAGGTATTCACGCTTGGCACAACGATTACTACATTCGTAGAGTTCGTGTTGGTAAAAACGAAGCAATATACCAATACTTGTCAATGTACCATCCTGAGTTAATTGAAGATGAATTCTTCCGTCCACATGACACCGCAGTAATTTCGGTTCCACAAAAAGCACCTGAAGGGGCGATTTTGAGAACAGAATCACCATTCCAATTGTTGGACCGTGTAAAGAAAATTACACAAGAGTGGGTTAGACCTGGACATAGAACAGGTTCAAACACACATAACGTGTCGGCAACAATTAGTTTAAAACCTGAAGATTGGGAATTGGCTGGTGAGTGGATGTGGGAAAATCGTGATTACTATAATGGTTTATCAGTATTACCATACGATGGTGGAACATATGTACAAGCACCATTTGAAGATTGTACTGAAGAAGAATACGAAAGATTATTCTCTAAACTACACTCAATTGATTTATCAAAAGTTGTTGAATTACAAGACAACACAGATTTAAGTGGTGAAATTGCTTGTGGCGCTTTAGGATGTGAAATTAAATAAAATATAAAAACATTGAATAAAAAAAGGGTGGATTTTTCTACCCTTTTTTTTATTTCACACTATATTTATAATTGTAAAATAAGTTGTGAGATATGAAAAAAATTTACATGATTGGTAAAAAATTTGGAAAACTTTTAGTAATTGAGGAAGTGTCTAAAAATAAAAATGGACATATAAAATATCTATGTCAATGTGATTGTGGAAATACCTGTGAAGTTTTCGGAACACATCTAAGACAGAAAAAAATAATATCTTGTAAATGTGCTAATAAGTTTGATGGGGTATCAGGTGATATGTGGTATAATATTATTAATAGAGGTTTAAAACCAAGAGTTAAAAGAAATAATTTAGAAATCAATATAACCAAAAAATATATTAATGAACTTTTTTTACAACAAAATGGTAAATGTAAATTAAGTGGTGTTGAAATTACTTTACCAAAAACTTGGAAAGATAGAACATATTCGGCATCTTTAGATAGGATTGATAGTGAAAAAGGGTATATTATTGGGAATGTTCAATGGGTACACAAACACATAAACGTAATGAAGAATACATTTCCTGAAGAAATGTTTATTTATTTTTGTAATAAAGTATCTGAACAGAATGAATATCAAGACATCACAATCAACAAAATTAACAGCTTCAAGTGGGGACTTAACGACAAATATAAACCTTCCTGATTTTTATATAGTAGATGGTAAATACATTTTTACTAAAGAATTTCATTTAAGACGAGGTTACTGTTGTGGAAACGGGTGCGTGAACTGTCCATTCCAACCAATTCACAAAAAAGGGAATACAACTATATTTATTGATAATGGCTAATGGTGTAACTTATGGTATTAATTTTCCTTTTAATGATTCATTAAAAGGGGATTATCTTTCTTTGTCTCAAAATCCTGACCAAGAAATAAGAAGTAACCTAATTCATTTAATTTTAACAAGAAAAGGTAGTAGATATTATTTGCCTGATTTTGGAACAAAAATTTACGAATTTATTTTTGAACCATTAGATGGTGTTACATTTGAATCAATTAAAGATGATATTCGTGATAATGTAAGTAAGTACATACCAAACTTAATTATAAATGACATCATTATTCTACCATACGATGAGTATGAATCAGTTGGAACCTTAAACACTGAAAATTTGGGAAATGGTGTTTATAGGGTTGCCGGTAGAAACACATCTGATTATACTGCTAAAATGAGAATTGATTATACTATCAGTGATAACGCTTTTCAAACAAAAGATTTCGTAATTATAAATATTTAACATAAATGGCTGAGAAAAGAATATCCTATACCGTCAGAGATTTTGCCGCTATAAGACAAGAACTTATTGATTATACTAGACAGTATTATCCCGATTTAATTGACAACTTCAATGACGCATCAATTTTTTCTGTGTTAATGGATTTAAATGCTGCGGTTACAGATAATCTACACTACCATATTGATAGAAGTATTCAAGAAACTGTTTTGGAATTTGCAAAACAAAGAAGTTCAATTTATAACATCGCAAGAACATACGGTTTGAAAATACCAGGAAATAGACCATCAATTGCGGTTTGTGATATCACCATCAATGTACCACCTTTGGGTGACAGACCAAACCCTGATTACATGGGAGTATTAAAGGCTGGTTCACAATTTGTTGGTGCTGGACAAACTTTTGAAAATCCAAACGATATTAATTTTGCATCACAATATAGTTCTTCAGGTATTGCAAACCAAACAGTAATACCTATTTTGGACGCATCAAATAATGTACAAAGTTATAACATCAGAAAAAGAGAGGTGTTGGTTAATGGTATTACAAAAGTTTTCAAAAAAGTTATTACACCGGCAGACGCAACACCATTTTTAAGTTTGTATCTACCTGAAAGAAACGTAATTAATGTTTCATCTATTATACAAAAAGATGGTATAACATATAATAACATACCAACATATCAAGAATTTTTAAGTCCTGTTGGAAGATGGTATGAAGTATCTGCCTTGGCTGAAGACTCAGTTTTTATTCCTGACCCAGCTAAACCAACGGATAAATCAAACATCAAAGTTGGAAAATATATTAGAACAAGTAATAGATTCATAACTGAGTTTACACCTGAAAACTTTATGAAATTAACGTTTGGTGGTGGAAATACATCGGCTGATGACCAATTAGCTAAATTTGCTCAGACAGGGGTGGCTTTAAGAGTTAATGATTATCAGAACAATTTAAGTTTGGGGTATATCCCAACACCAAATACAACTTTATTTATTCAGTATAGAGTTGGTGGTGGACTTGAAAGTAACGTAGGTGTTAATGTTATCAATACAGTTGGTAATGTTATGTTTGATGTTAACGGAGCTTCAGTTGAAATCGCAAACGCAGTTCGTAACTCAATTCAATGTACACAC